TTTCGTATTGTCATATTCGCAGAGCGTACAGCCGAGCACGATACAACATTTTCACCTGCATGAACTCTTGGGAATGGTCCTGTTGTGCATTGAGTACAAGCTACATTAACTCCATCAGGCTTTGTATAGTATGCGACTTCGCCTTCACAGTCAAGTGTTATGCTGTACGTTTCAAGATAACTCGCATCAACGATCTCCTGAGGAGTTGTGACGACTATCGTCTTTCCGTTGCATACTATCGTTGTTGAAGTAGTTGTTGGTTTTATAACTATCTCAGGATCACAGAACGCTGTGCCATTATAGCTGAATGATTGCTGTGTATTGCCGATATCAAGTACATATAAAGCATTGCTGTAAGCGAATGGCTCTACTATAAAGCTGATAGGGAATTCTGCCATTAAAAGCGCTACTCCATTGGGATCAATTTGATCAACGTAGCAATTTAAAAACTCATTAGCCGCCGTACTGATATTAAGAACGCCATATCCCTTAATTGTCCCATATACGTCACGTACTTTCTCAGGTGATGCGTCGCCCAGTACCGCCTCGATACGTAGTTCTTTATTCGGATACCATGTCTTTTGCATGGGAAGCTGTCGAGGTCTGCCAGGTATCGACTGATACTCCATTTCTGGCGCCCATGTAGGGCGGATAATTGGTTTGGTAATTATGAGCCCGAGGTCGTTACTATTTATGCCGTTAAATATAAAGTAACTCATTTACTGCCTCCCTCTTCCTTGCTTTATGCGCTTTTCAGCGGTATCTAAGTCCTCAGCCATCTTGTATACATCGTAGCGGCTTCCGATTGTAGCTTGTACGCTGTTGTAGTAGTAGTTGTTGATAGTATCTCCGCCTCCTCCGACAGCTGTATTCATGCCCGAAGGAGTGAGATTTGTAACGCGAACGCCGCCATTCATTACCTCCAGAAGCTCAGGACCTGCCTCCGCTACGATGCCAGCGCTGCCGTATGGTATGAAGCCGCCTGCTGCATGGAAGTCATATCCCTGACTCTTCCAATATTCATAATCTGCTTGACTGTTTATGCTGTGCTGATTAATGAGGTCGTTATTTGCATATAAGTCTCTGGTCCACTGTGAGAATGCTTCGCTAAAGTTCTCACCTGTGATATCGCCGAGAGTTCTTCCTGTTTTCTCAGCCCATGAGACCATACCAGCGATATCAATTCCACCGCCCTCGCTGAATGTCGTTCTCATGTTTGCTTTCCAGATTTCGATATACTGAGCCCACTGCTCCTGAGACATCTGACCGCCAGTATTGAACGCCCATACTAAGAGATCATGAACATCATATCCCTTGTCGAGCTGTTTCTGGATGTAGTTCATATACTTGTCGCCGAATACTTCTGCGATATCTACGCCTGAGTCCTTAGCCCACTTGGAGAGCTCTGAGATATCGAAGCCATCATCAATCATTTTCTGAATATCTGTCTTAAATTCGTCAGTAAATATCTCACTTGCCTTTTTGCCACCTGCTCCCATACCTGACTGAGCGGTTTCAGTAAATAACTGAATAATGCTGTTTATATCAGACTGAGCGAGTTTTGAATTTGTCTCCCTTGCGAGAGTAAATGCGGCTTGTACCTTTCTGAGATTGTCCTGATAGATCTTCTCGGCTTCGTCGTTCCACTTTTCGACGCTTTTCAGCGCTTCTCTGTCAGCATCTTTCTGTTTATAGAGCCTGTTTTCAACTTCTTTATAATTGCCCTCAGAATAAGCCCTCTGAGCTGCGTCTAATCTGTTGAAGTAGTCGTTGATTTCGTTGTACTGCGCTTGGAACTCCTGCCTGTTGCTGGATGCTGTCTGATATTCGCCTGCGAGCTGATACATTCTTGTATCTATCGTATTCCATACATCATTCTTTTTGTATGTTGACTGCATTAAATTCTGGAATTCTTCGGGAGTCATCTGCCTGCCGTATCGTTCCATAGATAGACGATTGAATTCTTCAAGAGAGCTCGTTTCTTTTGCATATGCGCTCAGATACTCGCTGTATGTTGTGGCTTTATTCTGTGCCATTTCGCCAGCGCTCGCCTGATATGCGTCGATATATGCAGAGGCTTTCTTCTTTTCGATAACATTGTCTATCTCTTTTGCAAGGTTCTGATAATTGGTTATCTGATTGCCTGTTAAGCCGATTTCGAGACCGAGCGCTTCCTGGAGCTCACTGGTAATATATTCAGCTCGCTTCTTGTCAGCGTCTTTGACATTGCCGCTTTCATCTGCCAGTGTTTGGAGTTCCTGCCAGAGTTCCTTTGTGCGTTCTGCCTCGTAGTCTGCCTCGTTCGCATTCTCCTTGAATGTGCTGTTGACGTCCTCAAGGCTTTTATTGACATCGTCAATCGCTTTTTTCTGATCCTCGAAGGATTTCTCCACTCTCTGGCTGATTCTCTCAGCCGTAGGGACATACTCGTCATGAGCTTTCTTCATTTCGAGTCCTAAGTCCACGAGACCAGAAACGAGAAGAGATACGCAGGCTATAAGTCCAGTATTTAACGTGCTCTCAAGGACTTTTGCTTCCTTGCCTGTAGTTTGCATGGCTTTTGTAAACTTCTCCAGAGCCTTGACTCCGTCTGTAGCTGTGGAGACTACTTTCCACGATGCATAAGCTAAACCTACAGCTTTTATAAGTGGTAAAAGGTTTTTAACTGTCTTCTCTATCTGAGGAAGGTTCTTAACTCCCTTGTCAACGAGCTTTTCTATCTTCGGGAGTACAGCTTCTGCAAGCTGTGCAAGTTCAAGCTTGAGCTTGTTGAGAGCGATTTTTGCCTTATCTGGAGCGTCCTGAGTTGCTTCAAAGGTATTAGCTACGACATCACCGAGCCCATCATATCCGCTGACGAGGTCGTCAATGCTGAATCGCTGCTCTCTGATAGCCTGAGCGATAGCAGCTGCGCCCTTCTTTCCGAAGAGGTCTGATGCTATCTGGAGCGCTTCTGTCTCGTCTGTGGCGTTCTTTATCGCATCGATTGTCTCACTCAGAGCGTCGGTCATGGTCTTACCTTCTGCCGCTGCGTTCTGCTGTGCTTTCTTTAAGCCTGCGAGAGCTGTGCTTGCTTCGATACCGTTTTCTTCAAACTGTCCGAGAAGCTCCGCACTCTGTCGGATATCGAAGCCCATTTCCTTGAATGTCGCCGAGTTACTGAGGAGCTCAGATTCAAGGCTATTGAGGTCTTTGCCTGTCCGCTGTCCTACGTCAGTGAGAGCATCGAGAACGCTTGCAGTGTTCTTCGTGTCGTCCTGGAATGCTTTCATTATTCCGCTGACGTTCTTCACACTGGAGCTGACAGCTGTATTATTTATCTGGGAATACTTGAGGAAGCTCTCAGTCATACCCTCGAGTTCTTCGTCGGTGACTTTGAATCTGGTATTTATCTCACCGATAGCAGCTCCGACGTCGTTCATCTCGACAGGCATCGAAGTGAATACATTATCTGCGGACTTCTGGAGGCTTGCGAGAGCGTCGCCTGTAGCTCCTGTCTTGCTGATTATAGTATCATAGCCTGCGTCTATCTCTTCCCATGCTTCCTTTGCGGACTTCATGAGCTTCTCGAAGCCGTCCGCTGCAAGATTAGCGACTGCGTTCTTTAAGACTGTATATCCCTGTGAGCTATCCTCTGCCTTTTTGCCAGAGTCTGCGACTTCTTTTCCAGTCTTTTCGGCTGAGTCGCCTGCCTTTTTGTTTGAGTTCGTGAAGTCATCGAGAGCTTTCTCGGCAGATTCTATCTGTCCCTTTGTGATCTCAATCTCACGCTGATAGGCTTTGTAGGCGTCCTCTGTGACTGTACCGTCTGCGAGTCCCTTTTTGAGATTCTCCTGCTCAGAGACGAGAGCTTCAAGCTTCTTTTTGCTGTTCTCGACTACTTTTGAGAGAGCTTCCTGCTTCTGCTTCCAAAGTTCCAGTGAATTTGGAGCTTGTTTGAGAGCTTGATCGATGCTCTTGAGCTCCTGCGTAGTCTTTTTCGATTCGGCGTTGACGTCTTTGAGCTTTTTCGATAGATCGGAAGTATCAGCGCCTATCTCGACGGTGATGCCGCCTATTTTGGTTTTTGCCATTTATCTCACTTCCTTTTACTCTTGACTTGCTATGATTTGAGCTATAGCCGCTCGGTCTGGCTTTGTCTGGACGTTCGCAAAGGCTCTCTCGAGGTACTCTCTGCCCTCGTCTGACTTATTGCAGTTATAGATAATAGCGTCACGATATAGCCTCCAGAACGCCAGAACGTTCATTTTTCCAAGCGTTGTGAAGCTGTCATGTGTATATTCACTCACTGCCTTAAGCTCATGATATACAGTGTTGTAGCGTGTCTCGGGGACGTCTCCCTCGACGTGTGGAGGATAATACTCCTCACGCTTTCTCAGCTGTCTGAGCCATTCACTGAGAACGATCCTCGCCTTGATTATGTCTATCGGTTCTATATACGCTCTGGCTTGCGGTCCCCCGCTGGTGAGCCAGTCGCAGAGTCCTTCTGTGACTTCGCTGTCGTCTACTGCGTGATATATGTGATAGTAAGCTTCCACCGTAGGAGGAGGGAGCTTCACTGTTTTTCCGTTGTTAAAGGTATATTTGAGAGTCTCCATCGGTTCTCCTTTTAGAAAAAAGCGGACGACTCTTGAAGCCGTCCGCCTTTACGTCTTACGACTTGGTGACTATGACTGTATAGGTGTTCATGCCAGTTGCTGATGTAAGCTGAATTGATACGATATTCTCGCCAGTCTGCCATGTAGCAGCTGTGCCACTTGTATGGCTATTGCCGTTTACTGTGATAACAATATCAACGCCGCTCGCTGCTGTTGCTGTGATAGTGTTTGTTGAGTCTGATGTCTCAGTTGTGTAGTTATTAACTGTTGCGTCGAATGTAGGATCGAGTGTCAGTGAGCCGAGTGTCAGAGCTGTGAGCACTGGAGTACCTGTGCTCGGTGTTACCTGTGGCTGATTTGCCATCTTGAACTTGTAGAGGTGTCCTTCTGCGTCGTATGGATCAAACTCAAAGTTTGGAGTGATGACTGTTTCGTTGTTGTTAGCGAATGCCACTGCGAGAGCGTCGATGTTCTCTCCGAGTCCTGTGAGTGTAATCTTTCCGTCGATGTCGTCGCCGCCTACAAAGTGAAGCCAGAACTTCTTAGCCTGCTGATTGCCGATTCCGCCGCCCTCGAGTACGGAGATTGTATAATCTCCCTCTGATGCTGTGGAAGCTGTAGCAGTTCTGAGGAGCTTCTCAATGGTTTCTGGTACCCATGTCATGACGCCCCATGTGAAGGAAGCTGTCTCCTCGTTGAGTCTGCGCTTCTTAGCTACGCCGTCATCGCTGACTGCTGTATAGAAGGTCTGTGAATAGTTGAAGGTTGCTCCGTTCTTTGTTCTGCCTATCATGTTGGCATTTGTCTCGAACTGTGCATCTGTTGGCATAGATGAGCCCTCAACATAAGGGATCATGTATACATTACCCGAGCCGAGAGGGATAGTCTTGAGTCTGTCCTTGTTCTCTGCTGCGTAGGATTTTCCTGCCATTCCTGACATAGTATCTCTCCTTTCAAGGATTTGTA